GTTCACATAGAGATTGTTCCAGAAATTACTAATGGTCCCTAGGTCAAGCGTATTCGTGGGGGAAGGGATAAGCTGTGTTCCATTAAATTCTACATAATTTCCATTTCCACTCTTGTAGAGTCGCAGAGCAGGTGCTCCAATGAGCCGAGCGGCCGCCGAATCACTCGTTTGGACCGTGAGATTCACTGTATCCGAGCCAATTTGAACATTCGCAGCATTCGGATTGATCTTGTTCAAATAGACATCCGTTGCACGCGTCACTTGAAGTGTGGTTACGCCTACCACATTGAGCGCCAAGGTCCCAGGATTTGTGGAGCCATTGACATAGAGTGCTGCGCCACTGGGATCAATTCCATTCATATTCACGTTGCCTTCGACTGTGACCGCACGCTTGCCAGTATTTGCGGAGCCATTGACATAGAGTGCTGCGCCACTCAGATCAATTCCATTCACATTTATATTTCCTTCAACAAATGCAGCCAAGTTGGATGTATTAGATGTTCCATTCACATAGAAGGCCGCGCCACGCGAGTTGTTTCCATTCACATTCACATTCCCCTTGACAGAGATTGCTAAATCATTGTCATTGTTGCGGCCATCGATGTACAGGGCAGCCCCGTTCGGATCCAACGGATCGATGCCGTTGATATCGACTTTCCCTCCTGACGACGAATTACCTGGAGTGATATCCATGACCGTAAACGCCTGATTATTTTTCCAAGAGGTGAGCTGCAGATGATCCGCATTACTATCATCGATCGACCAGCCGGCTGAATTCGCACGATTGACCATCTCAATGCGGGCAACCCGGGCCCCTACCGCGAGGTTCACGAGCGAAAGAGAAGGCTCCGTGCCATTCCCTGATTCAACGTAGATACCCGTACCCGTGCCGCCACTCGATATATCGAGCACAGGCGTAATCGTAGATCCGCCTACATTAAGATGTGTCGTAGGAACAATGTTGATTCCTACGTTGCGACGAATATCATCGAGGAACAGGGTGTTTGACGGATAGAGGCTGTTGAGCCGGGCATCTTTGGGTGTATAGGTGACGGCGCCGACGGAAGGAATATCGTTTGCATAGAGGGTGGGCGTGGGCCGTGTAGCGCCGGTTGTCGCCTGGGGGCGATTGGCGGCGACAGTTTGAGCATCGGTTGGGAAAATGCCGTCGCCATTGTACGAATTCGTCCATGTAGCGCCGTTGTAACTGTAGATGGCACTGTTACTTCCCGAGCCAGTGGCCACCCAGACGACGCCGTTCCACGTGACTCCTGTGCAGCCGTTCTGGAAAAAGGCGCCCGTTCCGAGGGCCAGCGACCAATGGATTCCATCGTAGCTGAAGAGGATGCAGTCCCCACTCGTCTGTCGGCCTCCCATAATCCATACACTCTCATTGCAGGCCACCGCGGCCCAACGCCTAGCCCCTTTTACATCTGTGTCCGAGATGTCCGTCCATGTGATTCCATCGTAGCTGTAGGCGGCCACGGAAGAGTTGTTGTTGTTGGCCGATCCCACGGCAACCCACAGCAATCCGTTCCACGCGACTGAATTGCAACTGCTGGTAAAAATCGCATTGCCTGTGGCCGAGGCAGTCCAGTTGTTGGAGATATCATAGCTGTACGCCAAGCGATTGTTTTTGCAGTTAGAGCCGGCGACCCAAAGAAGACCGTTCCAGCCGACCGTGTTGCAGAAACCTTGCGCACCATTATTCGAGCCAGATGCATCGAAGATTGCGTGACTCTGTGTTATATCAGCCCAGGTATATCCATTCCCATCTATAGCATAGATGAGTCGTGTTGTATCGCCGGCGCCGCCTGCGATCCAATAGGCTCCATTATTCGCAATGCTGTTGCAACTGATGTTCAAGAGACTGGTGCCCGATGCATTGGCTCCCCAGACGATGCCGTCTGATGAATTTCCCATGGTATACGGGAAATCAATTGTAACATTCGCTAATCCAGTGACCCATCCAGAACCATTCCAGGAGAGGGCAAGGCAGGCCGCGCCGGTAAAGACCTTTGAGGCCGACGTGGACGGGGTCCATGTGATCCCGTCTTTGCTGAACGCAATCACGGTCTCCCCCGAGGCGCCGATCAGTGTGAGGGCGGACGACGTGGCGGTCACCGTAATCTGCTGCACGGTGCTTGCATTCGGCAGAATCTTATTGACGGCCACAGCCCCCCCTTCAATCAGAAGACGATTCCCCTCAGCGTTTGGTGTCCAGTCCGCCCCGTCGAAGCTCGTGACAAGACTGTTGGTGCCGAGGCCGGCCGCAGCCCAACTGTTTCCGTTCCATGACACGGCTTTACAGCTGATAAAGATCGAATTTGTACCGGGGAACCAGGATGATCCATCGTAACTGTAGGCCATTACATTGCCCGAGGCGTCTTCGCCTCCGATCACCCACTGGGCCCCGCTCCAAGCAATTGCATTGCAGCTGATCGAGAGGCTGGTCACTATAGACGGATAGGCGGTCACAGGCACAGGGGTCCATGTGTCTCCGTCAAAGCTTTTTATGAGCGTGGGTCCGCCAAGAGTCGCAGGAATGCCGCCGGCGAGCCAGAAGGTTCCGTTCCACGCGATTGCATTACATTGTACAAAGATGGTGTTTGAGTTGTTAGAGCCCTGCCAGAAGGTTCCGTCGGTGCTGTGAATGATATTGTTGATGCCAGAGCCGCCGGCCAACCAGAGAGATCCGCTCCAGGCCGCGGCATTGCAACTGGTGGACAGGTAATAATCTGCGCCGCCGATTGAATTTGACGAGGCGTACCAGTTGATTCCGTCGAAACTGAAGATCAGTCGATGGGCCCCCGAGGTACCGGCGATCCAGAAGCCGCCGTTTGTCGCAATATTGTTGCAGCCTCCCGCACAGAGGCTCGTACCCGAGCTGCTCGCGATCCAGGTGCTTCCGTTGGCCGAGTAGAGCAAATTATTGACGCCCAAGCCACCGGCGGCAAAGATGAAGTCGTTGTAGGCCAAGGCCGTACAGCCGCCGCCTGCGAAGAGATTCGTGGGATTGGACCAGGTATCCCAGTGGATATTGTCGTAGCTGTAGATAATGCAGGGATTCGGCTCCTGTGTAGGATCTCCGACACCCCCCGCCACACTGATACGGGTGCCTGGAGGAATGGGATTAAACTGGGTGTCGTACAGGTATCCGAAGTTCTCGAAGGTCCCGTTGGCCGCGTATTGATTGATGCGAATCGTAGGGTCGTCGATCTGGGCGGCCGACAGCGAGTAGTACTGGCCCGAATAAGGATTGTACGGTTTCTGCCTGGCGCGAAAGATTAACTGGGATTCGTTGGAGTTGAGGGTGCCGTCGACGGTGATATCGCCGGCGCGAAAGACGTCGCTTGTCTTCCGACTCATGGAACTCTCTATCGTGGGTTGATATGATTTGCGGTGGATCTGAAACACCGGACGTTATGCACGATGGACGGTGGGCGTTACGACACGGTAGTCGGGCGTAGGATACATTCTATTATAGATTCGTATGCCGGCAATCACCAGAATAGTGCCGATTATAATACCGGATGCGTCGATATAAGGCGACCTGAGAAGGGTAAAGCGTCTCGCGAGCCAGGTTTCAACAACAACGGCTATGAAAAGGGCAATAAATGCAGAGATGCCGCCCACGGTCAACAGGAGCATGGGCTCTGTGAAGAGACCGGTGGCACGTAAGCGATTTGCGAGCAACGTATCTGCGAATAGTAAGGTTAATGCATCAATTATACCGAAGATGGCGGCCGATAACAGACTAATAGCAATGATCGGCGTCGTTACTTGCACGGTATCTTCTGCCACGTCTTCCAGGAGTTTTACCGATTTTGCAAGATTCGATTGAGCCATGTATCCTACTCTGATAAGGGGATTATTACGCTCTTATAAAACCGTTGGAACTATCAGGAATGCCTGCAGGAGGAGGGTTACTGCAGCTCGTAGCACAAGGGAAACAAGACATTTTTTTGACGGGCAATCCGCAAATCTCCTATTTCAAAATGGTGTACAGGCGCTACACGAACTTCGCCATTGAATCGCAGCCCATGTATTTTGACGGTACGGCAAACTTCGGCCAGCGCATCTCCTGCCTGATTCCGAGGCGCGGCGACCTCCTCGGCAAGGTCTACATCGATGTCCTGCTGCCGGGCCTGACACTCAATGACCTCTCCAACACACCTGTCAGTTACGCGAATTCCATTGGGAATGCCCTCATTCAGGAGATCACCTTCGAGGTGGGGGAGCAGCAGATCGACAAGCAGACGGGAGAATGGATGGAGATCTGGGAACAGCTGACCACATCGGCCTCTCAGAAAGACGCCCTGAATACGATGATTGGACGCGTCGACGGATACAACGTTCCTGAACTGATTCCGGGTGCCTTGACGGAGGGCTTGCGGCTCTCCATTCCGCTCCAGTTCTATTTCTGCAAAAATCCAGGGCTCTACCTGCCACTCTTGGCACTCCAGTATCATCCTATTCGTATTAACATCACGATTGCTCCGCTGCAGACCCTCTTCTTCACGCCCCAATTAGTGGCTGTTCCGAACGGCTCCTTGACCGTGAATCCTGCCAATATCACCAGCATGATGCTGTGGGGCGACTATGTCTATCTGGACGTCGAGGAGCGCCGGCGCTTCGTGAGCAAGAGCCACGAATACCTCATTGAGCAGATTCAGTATACGCCGTTGATTGGCGTGACACCGACGCAGTCCCAGGTCAATATCCAGACGGATTTCAATCATCCGATCAAGGAGTTTATTTTCGTTGCGCAGCGGGACTTTATGAAACAGGTCAACGAGCCGTTCAATTACAGCAGTCTGGCCACGAGTGAAACGGTGCCGACGCCTATTCTGCCCTACTTGATGCCGGGGCAGGTGCGCACGGATCTGATTGCCACGGCTCTGCTGCAATTAGACGGCTATGACCGGTTCCAGGTGCGCCAAGCCCCCTATTTCCGTCTCCAGCAGCCCTACGATCACCATACGACCACGCCGGTCCAGAACTTCATCTACTGCTATTCGCTGGCCTTGCGCCCTGAGGACGCCCAGCCGACGGGTACGCTGAACGCGAGCCGTATTGACTCGGTCAACTGGCAGATTACGATGAACCAGAATCTGAATTCGAATACGGTAAATCCGCCTATTACCAGGGGTGCCTGCACGATTCGGATCTATGCGCTCAATTACAATGTGTTCCGCGTGATCAATGGATTCGGGGGCGTTCTCTTTACAATCTGAGCGATTGGTACAGCCTAGTATACATTTACTCCCCCACTCAATGAGTGGGGGAGTAAATGTACTGCCTAGTATAACCGGGTCTACTCTAGCCCTAAAAATGTACCGTTAAGAATCTAATTAAGCCCCTGGCCAGGGGCTTAATTAGATTCTTAACACTAGTGCTTAGTATAAAATTACGCCCCCTGCAAATTGCAGGGGGCGTAATTTTATACTAAGCGGTCCGCCCAATTTTACTCGTTATGAACATGCCGCATCCAGAGGCAATTTGCGCATAAAATACAGGGGTTCTTTTTGTGCAACAGGCTAAATAAATGGATAGCCCGATAAAAAGCAACGAACTAAGCCAGAACAGTTTTGTATAAGTATCCATTCTCTATAAATCCGCATTATAATTCGTTGTTTACAGCTATGCTGTAAACTTAGGCCGTAAACTCGTTGATCTATGCCGTAAACTCGTTGATCTATGCCGTAAACTCGTTGATCTATGCCGTAAACTCGTTGGTTACGGCTATGCCGTAAACTCGACCCCTTTCTCATCAAAGAACGCCTTCGCAATCGCATCCTTGCGCGTAGCGATCCCCAGAACATGGTAGGATCCGTCCTCCGATGTCACTAGGCGGAAGGAACCCTCGTCCGAGGCCAAGACGCAGTAGCCCTGGCCAAACCCATGAGTTGCCTGCACAAAGAACTGCCAGTTCTCGTTCAAGAACGGTGAATACGTCGGCAGCAGTTGCTCACACACCCTATTCGTCGTTGTCAGTGTCCAGCGATACAAATTGTCTCCGCGCGTCGGTGCTTCCACGAAGCAGTGACGGAGCATATGGGTGTCTTTGAGCGCAGGATTCGGATGCGGAATGACGAACGCGCCGCCGCCTTTTGAAACGGATCCTGTCACTACCAGATCTCCTAGAATATTCATGGTTCCTGATCCCCCGTTCTCAATCACATTCAGAAATCGGGAGTAATGAAGATTGTTAGTGCCCGTGGGACTCTCAATAACGAGGGCGGCGCCCGTGGGGCCTAGGAGAGGGGCTTGATGAAGGAGAGGGGGTATAATAGTTTCGCCAACGTAAGGAAGAGTGTGACGACTTGCAACAGTCAAACAGCTAGCTGTAAATATAGTATTTCCAGAACTGGACGGAAACCACGTCATTCCATCATAGGAATACGCGACCCTATTTGTTCCACTTCCTACTGCGATCCACAGAAATCCGTTCCATGCGACTGCAGAACAGCCACCTGTTAAAACAGCATTTCCAGAACTGGACCCAAACCAATCGATTCCATCGTAGGAATACGCTAGCTTATTATCACCATCCCCCCCTGCTACCCACAAAGATCCGTTCCATGCGACTGCAGAACAGCCACCTGTTAAAACAGCATTTCCAGAACTGGACGGAAACCATGTCATTCCATCATGTGAATACGCTAGTTTAGATTCTACTCCCCCTGCTACCCATAGGGTTCCGTTCCATGCGACTGTAAGAGGCGTATTAGTAAAAACAGAATTTCCAGAACTGGACGGAACCCAAGTGATTCCATCATAGGAATAGGCGAGTCGATTTAAAATACGTCCGCCAGCAATCCACAGGGATCCGTTCCATGCGACGGTAGTACAGCTCGCTGAAAATACTGCATTTCCAGAACTGGACCCAAACCAATTAATTCCATCATAGGAATATGCTAGCCGATTATCACCACTCCCTCCTGCTACCCACAGAGACCCGTTCCATGCGACTGTTTTACAAGCACCACCTGAAAATATAGCATTTCCAGAACTGGACCCGGTCCAAGTAATTCCATCATAGGAATGCGCTAATTGATTTGTTCCTTCTCCTCCTGCTACCCACAGGACCCCGTTCCATGCGACTGTATAACATGCAAATGTAATTATAGCATTTCCGTTGAAGGACTGGGTCCAAGTAAGCCCATCATAGGAATAGGCGAGTCGATTGTCTCCGTATCCTCCCGCGACTATAAAGTTATTGGGCAGGGCAGTTGACGCAGGGCCGGTGGGCCCTGTCGCCACTACACCAATCGGATATCCCTTGATATTATTGAGTGTGTAACTGTTTGTAGATGAGGGCGTGGGTTCAGAAACACTAAATATAACTGGAGATGCAAGGACGATGGCCTCTGAAAAGACTGGTACACTGCTCTGGTAGACGGTTACTTGTATACCATTGTACAGAATCTCTATCAGATCCCCATCATTATACGGAATGGGGGCGCCGATACCGTTAATCGTATATTGAGAGCCGAACCCTGTATTATCAAGTCCAAGCATAAGAAAGGGGGAACTGTCCAATGTATAGATCAACCCTATAGCAATGCCTGCATCGCCAGGGGGATTTATCGCTGGAATTGTAAACTGGAAGTTAAACGGCCCGCGAAAGGTTTCATTTGAGATAACTCTTTGATATAAGTCGTTTGGAATGAGCGTAATGCTTGTGGAAGAATTGATAATAGGTGATCCGCCAGTAATAGTATAGTCTAGGAACCCGCTTCCAGGAGTTCCAGTAGGCCCTGTAGATCCAGTAGATCCAGTAGATCCAGTAGATCCTGTGTCTCCTGTAGATCCTGTGTCTCCAGTAGGTCCAGTAGGCCCAGTAGATCCTGTGGTGCCTGCACCAATCGGATATCCCTTGATATTATTGATTGTGTAACTGTTTGTAAGCGAGGGTTGAGCAGCATTATTAATAGCAAATTCAACTGGAAATGTGAGGGAGGTGACTTCTGAAAAGACCGGTATGCTGTCCTGGTATACAGATACTTGTATACCATCGTACAGAATCTCTATCCGATCCCCATCGGCATAGGGAATGCGGCCGCCGAAATTGTTATTAATCATAAAACGAGAGATACCATCTGTATTATCAAGTGTAAGCACAAGAAAGGGGTCAAGATTTAATGTATAGATCCCCAGCGCAATAATTGTATCACCAGCAGGACTTATGGTTGGAATTGCAAATTGGAAGTTAAACGGGCCGTAAAAGGTTTCATTCGAGATAACTGTTTGAACACCGCCTGGAACGAGCGTAATGCTTGTGGAAGAATTGATAATAGGTGATCCAGCAAGAATAGTATAGTCTAGGAATCCGCTTCCAGGAGCACCAGTCGCTCCAGTCGCTCCCACGGTTCCTCCACTTCCAACTCCACCTCCTACGTAAGGCAGGGGGCGCCGACTGATTACAACCATTTCAGGAATGATTCCAGAGGAGGAAGCGATCCATGTTATACCGTCATACGAATAGAGGCTTGTCGGGGCAGCGGAGCTATTATCGCCGCTCGCCAACCAGAGAGATCCGTTCCAGGCGACGGACCTGCACTGGCCGGTTACACCAAAAAGACTGTTTCCTGAACTGGACGTTAACCAAGTCTCACCGTCCAGCGAATAGGCAAGACATGTCGAAGAAGAGCCCGTGCCGCCCGCAACCCAGAGTGATCCGTTCCAGGCGACGCAATAACATCGTGTGCCAAAGATGGAGGCATTTGCAGTGGAATTTGTCCAAGTGATTCCATCCGACGAATAGGCAAGGCGATTTGTCCCTGAATCATTGCCGCCGGCGACCCATCGAATGCCGTTCCACGCTACACCGTAGCAAGCACCGCCGTTAAATACGGTTGTACTGGAGGATGTCCATGTAATACCATCCGATGAATAGATCAGAGAGTCGGTTCCAGTGCCCCCTGCAACCCAGAGGGATCCGTTCCAGGCCACACAGTAGCAGTGTCCTGTAAGAAGATTGGATCCTGACGTAGATTTTGTCCAGTGGATACCGTCAGGCGAATATGCTAGAATACCGGTTGGACTTGCAAAATAATCATATCCTCCTGCAATCCACTGGGGGCCATTTGATGCAACAGCATAACACTGGCCATATGAAAAGAGGGCGGATCCTGATGAAGAGACGGTCCAGTTAATTCCGTCCGAGGAATAGGCTACTGTATTGGCGGAGCCAGCGGCCGAATCACCGCCGACAACCCAGAGGGCCCCGTTCCAGGCGCCGGCCAGAGCGGCCCCATTCAGAAAGACAGAATTCCCTGAACTAGAATTGTTCCAGGTGAGACCGTCGTAGGAATATATGATAGGATGTATACCAAAGCCGCCGCCGACTAGAAAGTTCTCGGTCAGAGCGGTACTTGCGGGTCCAGTCGCTCCAGTAGCTCCTGTTCGTCCAGTAGATCCTGTAACTCCAGTAGATCCTGTAACTCCAGTAGATCCTGTCGCTCCAGTAGCTCCAGTCGCTCCTGTCCGTCCAGTAGATCCTGTAACTCCTGTTGCTCCTGTGCCCGATCCAGATCCTCCTGACCCAGGTTCTCCTGTTGGCCCCGTAGACCCCCCTCCCTGGGCAGGTCGCCACGTTGCATTCCCGAGGCCGTCCGCCGTTAAGACAGAGTTAATCGGCGGACTCGCGTTGGTCGAAGGATTGACCGCTCGAATATTTCTCAGCAGAATATTGTCAATGTCCAGGGTCTTACGGCCAGCCATATCCTGCTAGGATTCTATAGAATAAACTAGCAGGATATGTCCGGCCGCGATCCGCTTACAAGAGTTCTACTGACACTATAATAGAGTCGTCCACGGATGAGCAGTCCGCCAATTGAATCTAAATCTCCTGCAGCAACTTCAATTCCAATGCAACAGCAGCAACAGCAGCAACAACAGCAACAACAGCAACAACAGCAACAACAGTCACAACAGTCGCAACAGTCGCAGCAACAGCAGCAGCAGCCACAACATTCAAAGCCCGAAGGAGCCGGCCTCGCCGCCTTTCTCCAAGCCCTCTTCTTTCCGTCCTCCTATGCACGCTGGGATATCCAAAATCTGCAATGGGGCGTCTACACGGCCCTTTCCGTATTGTTCGGCTGGTGCGGCCTCGATCTTCTCTATCTAGGCAGTCCCTTAGGGGCAGTCCTAAAAGCCGTTCTAAATGTATTTACGTTCGGATACTGGTGGATGTTTGATGCAATCATGGCCCTCACAGGCAGAGATCAGATCAAACTCTTTGGAACAAGCATCCCCGCAATCGGTTCCTCGGGCATAGGCGCCTTTCGGTTCCACGATGAGAATTCGCGCGGCGATGACCCCGAGGCGGTATCGAAACATATGAACTTTATGCTCTATGGAATTGCGTTGCTCGGCCTAGGCTGGCTGGGCCTCGATCAGCTCGTAGCCGGCGACACATTTAACTGTTTTCTTCATATTATAGCCCTGGTTTCGGTAATTGGCGCTCCCTTGGCCTTCGCCGCCTATGCGATCCGCTCCTATCTGTTCCTATTTGATACAACGCGGGTGATCGATCAAAACTGGAAATTCTTTGGGGCGAAGCAGCCCAAGGACAAGGGGGCGACCTGCCCCAATATTGTCGCGCAGACTGTATCGACTGCGACAGGGGTGGCCGTGGCGGTGGGGGAAGCGAGCCCTCTGGGAGCCCTTGTGACCCCTGTGAAAATCGTGGCTACCAATTTTAATAAATTTATGGAAATTGTGACGGCGAGTACGAATGTGGTGGTAGAAGCTGTTAAAACAACGGGGATCCTCGGAAAATCGATTGGATCGTCGCCGAACTTGGTTCCTCAAGACTTCAAGATAAACAAGGCGGCGCAGCAGTCAGGAGGGAGTGTAGCGCCCATCGAAACACCCCTCTGGATCCCTATGACAGCGGGGTTCTTCTCCCTCACAATCGGATTTATTATCGTGTCCAGTCTGGTTCTTTATTTCCGACGACAGCAGAAGAATGAGCCAACAAAAACAACGACCACTGCCAGTGCAACAACTGTCAAACGACCAAGTGAAGACGATGATGTCCCCCCTGAGCCAGGAGTTCCTGGAGTCGTTGGTACATCCGAGGCATAACGGAGTACAGCCCCTGGAATCCCGCAATATCCCCCCTCTGATTGTGATCTATTTTACGGCAAGCTGGTGTGGCCCCTGCAACAAGCTCAATCTGCAGCGAATCGTGGGGCTCCGCCGAGACATCCACTGGATGTTATGCGATGTCGACAAGAACGACTATTCGCTCGGTTATTGCGGGGGTCGCTCTATACCGGCCTGGCTCGCCATTGTGAATGGCAAGCCACAGCAGTTACTGCAGATGAGCGATGACGCGACGGTCTGTAAGTGGCTTTCGTCGTTGCCCGTTTGAGGACTTAAAGAGTGTCCCGCCTTTAGAGGACTTAAAGGGTATGGCCTCAAGGGGAAATGCACGAACGATGGTCACTCCATCATCTAAAGCCATAAGGGCTCGGGGACTTCGGATCTTCCTCGTCCAACAACTCCTCCATAAATGCTTCCAACTCTCGCACATTCCGAAACCGATTTGTAAGGGGGCTTCGACGCCCGTTTACAAGTTGAATCTCTCGAAAGGCGATGGTGCCCCGTTCTAGCAAGGTATGGTGCGCCCTCCCGCCGTACACATAGGAGACAATGAGCAGATCGGGCTCCGTCGGATGGGAGCGATAGATCGGCTCGCTCGGGCGGTACACCATGATTCGCTCGGCGTCCAGACGGCTCATCCTCTGGACATGCATTTGCTTACCCCTTTGAAGAAAATCGATAGCAGTTTCCCGCCATCCCATAGGCCACCCAAGCCCCAGGACACGGCCTCAACTCGGGCAGAGCGACCTCCAGAACCCCCTCCTGTGCCGCCATGCCCTTCGCCAGCTCCCGCTTCAAGAACGCCGCCATCCATCCGAGTCCGCCCTCGTACTCGGGGTGAAACTGCAGGCCGTAGAACGGCAGATCGTAGCCCTCGATCAAACTCACATACTCCTTTCCGTCCCTGTCCAGGCTTGTACAGCAGATTCGAAAGAGGTGTTTCAATGACTCATTCCCTAGAAATCTTTGCAAGGAGATCCCGAATTGGTGACTGAACACACGGCTCTCCTTGGAGTACAGAAGTCGCCGTTGGCTCACGGTGGCCGCCTTCAACAAACGGCTTCCTGCGCCTCCTCGAAACCGGCGCAAATGCCCGTCGGCATGCTTCATGGCGTCCAAATTATCGAGAGGCCAGACGGAGCCGAGGATGGATACCAGCATCTGGAAGCCGTGGCAGACGCCCCAGACGGGGAAATAGAGTCCTAAACGATGATTCATGTGCACGGCGATTGTGAGCAGATGCCTGGCCAACAGAAAATAGGTGGGCTCGTAGTCGGGGCCGCCGCCCAGGTACAACCCGTGACAGGACTGCATCAAAGCTGCGGCCTCGTTCAGATCGGTGCCTGTTACAATTGGAACAATTGTAACACCTCGGAGCCACTTCACCGTTTCCTCTGTGATATACGAATAGGTGTGCAGGCGATTCGACGCGGGCATCGTGAGTACAGCGATGCGTGCCATCGCAGAGTCCCTATTCGTCCGCAGAAAGAGTTTTGTCCTCTTCGCCTCCGTCCTCTTCGCCTCCGTCCTCTTCGCCTTCGTCCTCTCCAATCTTTGTAGTATTATACGACCCACAAATACACTTGAGTCCAAAGATATGGAAGGCCGCACGACCCTTCGCGCCACAGTCATTGCACTGAATCTGCACCTGTTTGTCTCGGTACTCCTCGGGCATCGGAGCCATCGCAATCTGCTGATCGAGGTCTTGAATCAAGAGTTGCCGGTACTCGTCGTTCAGAACGGATTTCTTGCACAGAGGGCATACGTGCTGCCCTCCCTTCAGAAACTCCGTCATACAGGCACTGTGAAGAGAATGGCCGCAGCGTAGAAACTGAATCGGATCTCTCGATTGATGCAGGGACTCCAGGCAGACCGTGCAGTCGTTCCGTGCTGCATTCGCCAGACAACTGTGGCTCTCAAAGGCAGCGGCCTTTACGCAGATACCGCACTTGTCGCAGTGGATATGTGCCGCTGCTCCGCCGACGCGGCAGATCCCGCATTTGTCGCAGTGGAATTGCCCCTTGTCCTCGTCGTCCAACAGGACACAGACAGAACACCAGTACCAGCCCATGACGACATCACATTGCTCACAGACTTGGCCGGCGTCTTGCACAAAAGAACACTCGGTGCATCGCACGGAAACGACGGCGTGCCGATCCATTCCATGGGCCCGCTTCACATCCTTTTCGTCCTCGTTCTTGACCTTGTCGTGACAGAATCGGCAATCAAAGAACTCATTACAACAGGGGGCCAAAAGCATCGCTTTCCGTTTGTAGTGAGTGCACGGCATTTATTCAGAGATTGTGATAAGAGTTTAGACTAGTTTGCAAAGAGAAGCCTTCCACGTCCCCGCTCCACCTCATAGACATTCCAGCCCTCCATGAACACTTTCAGTTCTGTTTTGCGCTGCTGCGAGATCGTTTGCACCGGCGTCTGATTCAGTTGCACGTACAGGGTCGGCCTGTCTGCCGTCGTGAAGTTGATGGAGCCGTTCGGAACACGGCTGAACGGCCGTTGCTGATTGTAGAGGTCGCCCAAGTTCCACCGCATTTCACTTATGTTGTAGCCGCTGTCGATTTCATCTTTGGCGTAGGCCATGATATCCTGCCAGACCAGTGAACTATAATTGAATTCACGGTCACGGCCGGCAATGATGAGCTTGAGCGCATTGTAGAACTGGCCGTCAGGGGACCCAGGGTTCACGAAATCCGCATACTCGTTGCGATCCAGTGCATTCGCGGTTCGAAAGAACACCACGATACGTTCTACAGGGTGACAGGCATCTAGGCGCCTGCTCGAGGCGGCCACAGAACTGACATCGAGGGCCGCATAGTCGGCTTCCCCAAAGGTAAACACGTTCTCGAAGGGGCGGCGGAACGGGATGGACTGCTTGGTGTTCTGGAGAGCCAAACGAACATCGGGGTCGATATAGGCCTGCATTGTTTCCAGAAGAATCGTGGGCTGGCCGATCGATTCTCGGACCACAGGGGGGAAGGTGTACACGCCGCCAGGCAATGTATACTGAAAGGTGGTGGCGAAGGGATTCGGTTTGTAGGCCCCTGAGTTCGAGACAATGAGGTCCTCTAGTCGTCGCAGCTTGATGCGGAAACGATAGGACTGGAGCTGGACACAGCACAGAGGAAATCCCCCGTCTTCGGGCGTCTGGAGACCGGGCAGCGGCAGCGTTAATCGGAGGCGGCCAGGGGTCGCCCTGAACGCGATGTTCCGCCCTGGAACAGGCCCTTGGTCGACCCCGCCGAGCTGCTGATTGGCCAGATAGGTGGTGTTCCAGGAGCCCTCGGTGGCTTGCAATGCAAAGAGCTCGTCCCCGGACCACTGCTGCACGAGAGCCGAGTCCTGATAGAACTCGATGCGCTCAAAGAGGAAGAGGCCGACATAGGGCGTGTAGCCGTAGCTGAAGCCTGAGACATCTGTGATCCAGAATTGCGAATTGGCCTGAATGGGGGGCAACGTGGTGCCGCCCAACACGAGAGGTAGGGGCGGCAACCAGGACGGTAGATCGACGAGCAGATTGCATTCGGTCAGCACATCCCCGTATTTGTTGATTTCGATCTCGAAGCTATTGCCGAACTGCGGCGCGTTCAGAGGGGTCTCCGTTCTCCGTTCTTGGAGCAGAGGCGTCGAGGCCTTGTACAAAGGATTGAAGGCGCTGTCGCTGTCTGAGCTGTCCTTCATAAAATAGGTGTCCTTCTTGCCCCGAGCGAGCAGCTCAAACAGCGTGCCTTGCAGAGAGCTCTGCGGAATGGCCGACTGGTAGTTCATTCCCTATCAGTCATATAGTATCTTTAGGAGGGCGCGAATAGACAAACGAACTATTCTCGGATCCACGTCGTTTCCAGAACTCCAGATGCTTCGGACAGGTCGTCAGATGCGCCGCCAGAACGGAGGATTCCATACGCTCTGAACAATAAGGGCATGGTTGTTTTACTCGATAGACATAGGCGAAGGCACAAGATCCGATCGCAATGGCCAAGGAGATGCCTATGCCAACACTCAAACCGATTACGTCTGGGCTCATCCTGTTGTGAATCTAATCAAAGAACGAGTTTATACTTTGAACCAGCCACACGGCGTACAGTAATAGCACTTGCAACTGTTATTCTGCCGAATCTCTCCAATAAAGTCCTCACGGAGTCGGTGGAAATCGTTGTTTAGCAGGAGAATCTTGTTTATAATAGGGGCGATCTCCTTCTGCTTGGCCTGCGTATCGGAACCGAGTCGCCGCAGTAAAAGCAGATCGTTCTGATGATTCTTGAGCTCCTCCAACAAGATGGATTGCTGCACACCTATCCGTTTCACCTCCGCAAAGAGATTCGTGTTGTAGAGCTTCGGATAACTGTAGCGAATCTTCTCGGGCAGCACGAACTGATTGGTTTCCTTGATCTCCCGCACCTGCGCCTCGGCATCATCAATGACTTTCCCAAGCTCCTTTGAAAAGTCAGTAATGTACATGAGCTTGCCCGAACTGAACTCCATCTTGGACTCGAGCTTATCGAACTTATAGGCACTGGTTCGGTGCGCCTCGGCCCGCGTGTCCAGCTTCAGGAAGTTGATTAAGCCGAGAATGAACGCATTCAGGCCGTTTAATGAACTGGTAATGGTCGTGCCGTAGACCTCGTCTTTCAACACATTGCTCAGGACACTGCAGATCACGGTGATCAGAATGGCGGGCAGCATGAGAAAGGTGAGCCGTTGCTCGCAGTGCGTCTTGGCCTCGGTGTACAAGATCTTCTGTCCCTTGATGTACAGGGCGAGCACGTCGCAGATGGTTGAGTTGTTATCTTCCATGGTTGTGTAGGTGAGGCTGAAGTCGTCCTTGATCTCTCGGAAGGTGTAGCGAGTTCTCGGCTCGACCGTTTGGCTGCTAACATCAACTGCACTCACATCTATCAGTATGTTCTCGGGCATTAGAAGATCCCCAGCGAACCCGTCTTAGGCTTCGCAGACCAAGGACGAGGCGCGCCTCCTCGCTCCAGCTTGATCAACTGGAGCGTGGAATCTCGTTCGACTGCGTAGGTGCTGAGCGGTTCCGAGCCGAGCATTAGGCGGCCCTTGTACAGTAAACGCAGATCGATCAGAGGAATCGCCGGCATTTTGGATTGAATGAGGAACCGTGCAATGAACTCATCCACCGATTCCGTTTCCAGTGCATTCAGTACATGGGTCTTTTGACTAAAGTCTTTCACAAAGACCTGGGTCTCAGACATTCTACTAAGCGATACGAAAGGCATGTCCGGGCTTGATTGCAGACCACGTGTATGCGTCGGATGTTTTGTTAGAAGGTACTAATAGGGATGTCGGGGGAAGAACCACTCAATTTGAATAAACTACGCGACGAATCATCGCGGAAAGTGAAAAAGATTTCATTGCATGCTCCTAAATCTGCGAAGGCATCTGCAAGTAGTTCACGGCGACTAGTGAGGAAGGCAAAGACGGTGATTGAGCCTGTGATTGAGCCTGTGATTGAGCCTGTGATTGAGCCTGCGATGGAGCCTGTGATTGAGCCTGTGATTGAGCCTGTGATTGAGCCTGCGATTGAGCCTGTGATTGAGCCTGCAATTGAAGCTGAAGCAAACGTACCCGCCTGTGCTGAACTATTTGATCCTTGTACCCGAGAACCGATTGCAAGCTTGGAAGCGTTAGAGAAACGCGTCCGCCAGTTGAAAAAGGGGCGCAATGCAATTCCAGTAGGCATGTATGGGCTTACGAATAAGACATCGAATTACGAGTTCTTAACCACTGTCTTTGTAAATCCAGCGATTTCACTGGACGATATGGTCTCATTCAAACTATCAGAAGGCCGTCATTCAGGCACAGATATATACGAAGTGTTAGCACGCCTATTCGTGTTTTTTGGAGGCATGGAAGGAGTCAATCCCAGGGAAGGCGGTAATTATAAATTTATGGATCGAGTGGAAGGGGGTGGTAAACTATATGCAACGGCCGAAGAAGCCTTAAAAAGTATGAAGTGCATTGCTTCAAAGGGCTCAGGTGTCAGCGATATTACACTAATCAATAGTGATCCTTCCTTAAAAGCGGTCAGTGCACACGATCCTTATTGTGAAGTGGAGTGTTCTGCAAAGCCCGGTGAAATAACAAAAACCTATTTAATGAGTGTAAAATGGCGCAAAATAGAAAAGAATGCTGAAAATGTGGATCTTGAAAAACTCCGAATTGCGCAGCAAGAATCCTTAACCGCGGAACAACAGCCGGCCGATTCGATTGTGTTTATTAAAAGCAAAAAGGATTTTCAAATAGCAAACAATCGGATGTATAGGCAATATGTTCAAACACTTGCAAAAACATTCTTTGGGTGGAATGAAGACGTAAAACCGTTTCTGGAAGAGAAGAGACGATCTATTTTTGAAATGGCTGGTATCACAGGCCTATCACCAAAAGATGCACTCGCACAACAGTACTTTAAGGCAGGATCAAAACCTGTTCTATCACTGCAATTACATCAAGATATTATTGTACAAGGGGTCTGTAATACAATTGCTACAAGTGATAATAATATTTATTTGATTGGTGTTTTACCGAGAGGAGGTAAAACATTCATAGCAGGCGGAATTATACGCGAATATTTGCAAAGAATGGCTGTTCCAAACCTAAATATATTTTGGCTAACAGCAGCTCCCAATGAAACATTTAATCAGGTAAAGGAGGAACTTGTGGATCGTTTTCATGACTTTGCTGACTTTGAGTTTATCGAAGTGAAGACGATGGCGGATATTAAAAAAACGAAGCCCCATACTGTCTTTTTCTGTTCCTCACAGCTTCTTATTGCATCCCAGAAGAAGGGAGCAAAGGAACGAGAATCTTTACAGGATCTATTGAGTGGAAAAGATAAACTTGGTCTTGTGTTTTTCGATGAAGCGCATAAAACGGGAACGGGTGAGAAGACAAAGACCGAAATTCAATCGATTCTCGACACCTATAGTCATCTAAAATTGCCGTTTATTTTCTTAACTGCAACTTATTACAATATACTATTTGATTTTCATATACAAAAAGAGAATTTATTCATCTGGGATTATACAGATGTATTAGCTTCAAGAGCGCTTGCAACCGAATCAGAACAGGGAGTTGCGGTTGCAAATTTACAGAGTCGATTTGGCACAGAACTGGTGAACACGGTGATAGCAAAACGGAAATCAAATGGCGAAACGCTTGAAACAATGGCGAAGGCCTATATCGGTTTTCCAGATCTCTATTTTATTTCAGCTGATTTTCAAAAGGAGACTCTTGCGCGATTTACAGAGCAAGGGACCTATCGGCCCGATGCAGGATTCAGTCTTACCTCTATTTTTGCAATTAAACCTGGAACAACAATTGCAGATGTGAAAACAGCGGATAATAAGGTTCGCAGTGACGCCTATCGAATCTTTGATACTATAACAAATCCTAAAAATATAATAAGTCTTATAACGCCAAAAGAAGTATTTGATGTTCCAGCGGTTGTAGCCATTGAAGGAGGAGAACCACTTAGAAAGGAGGGAGCTCTCGAACCCTCCATTCTAGGTCGCATTAATAAAATTAGCAGTGAATCAAAGAGTCGATTTCGACTCGATGAACAACCTACCTTATTGATGTTTATGCCAACAGGGGGCATTGGAACGAATATATTCTATTTACTGTGTGCATGGGCATCCCTTTTAATGACTCATAAGTGGTGGAGAGATAACTATGAAATTGCGTGCATTGTATCAGAAGAGAATGTGGGAAATGCAGATATGAAAGCACTGTTGGAACGGGCCCCTGGTGCATCCGACACCATCCATATCATCAATAAACACCTGAAAACCAGTATTCTCGCCCTTGAGCGTAAATTACATTGCCAGGAGAAGTCCAAGGGTCTTCTTCTATTGGCAGGTGAAAAGCTGAGCATGGGGATCAGCCTGCCGTGTACAGACGTAGTATTTCTGTTTAATGAAAAGAAATCGCCCGATGACATTATTCAAAAGATGTATCGTGCACTGACTCCCAGTCCCGGTAAACAATCGGCATTTGTGGTCGATTTGAATCCAGTAAGGACATTGGCGGCACTCTATGGGTATACGCGGGCCTCTCATGAATCTTCGAATACAGTATCTGAGATACTGGATATTATTTATGACACCTATTCGTGGGATTCTGATGTATTTGAGTATAGTTTGCAAAAGGGGGCGGATGCAAAGCCTCTTTCATTTCATAATAAGTTGCGCCAGCTATTCGAAATGGCTGAAAAAGACCCATCCAATGATTATAGAATTAATGAGGATATCGGTGGGTTTGAGAAGAAGATGGGGAATGATATCCGGCGCAGCATTGATGCAGATTTCATTGGCAAGATTGCCGCTCATTTTAGTTCCACGAAGATGGAGGCCACTCTGGGACGGATAGGGTTGAAGGAGGGGAGTCGTGTGACTCTTGAAAAGGGTCGCCTTGTGATTCGAGCTCCTCCCCCTGAATCAGAATCAGAATCTGAGTCCGAACCCGTGGAAGATATCGAGATCGTCATTGATAACTTCATTGAAACGATTGCCGATTTTGTTAAATATTTAGCAATTACCAGTGCATCAAGCAAATTAGAAGATGCTTTGAAAGAGTATGAGGACAAGGTGGTAAATGCAGAGGGCAGCACTCTGCAGAACAATGTACTGCGCCTTGTTCGCTCAAGAACGGTAATTCAGGAAGGGGAGGACAAGGAGCTGCTATCCAAACTCCTTATAGCGGCCGTAAAAGATTTCGCGGCTAGTAGTAGCGTGAGCGTCTTTCGACAGATGAAAGGCAAAATAGATGAACGATCCTTGCGAAAGGATAAAATTCTGGATATTATCCATAAGCGGCTTACGCCTCGACAGAAGCAAAAGAAAGATTTAGGAGAAGTGTTTACTCCTATTGAATTGATCGAGGATATGCTATCACAACTGCCTAAATCTGTGTGGTCTAATCATAACTTAAAATGGCTCGATCCTGCAAATGGAATCGGCAATTTTCCTGTTGTTGTCTTTTATAAGTTGGATGAAGGATTGAAAAAGTGGGAACCAAATGAGAAGAAACGAAGGAAGCATATTATTGAAAATATGTTATATATGCTCGAAAAACAGTCGAACAACAACAGGATTGCAAGAAATATTTTTGAAAAACTATGCGACAAATGTGTCCCGAATATACTAACCGCAAATAGTCTTGAAATGACAGGTGCAACACTAAAAGCAAAAGGTTGGCCTGAGAAGTACGATATTATAATGGGAAATCCACCTTATCAGACCGGCGGGAGTCATCAATCAGGGACAACGGTGTGGCCCAAATTTATTGAACTATATGTGAAGTGCCTTTCGCCCAACGGATATATGTTGTTTATTAATGGCCAAGGATGGCGTGAATTTGCAAATGGAGAAATCTTAGATTTAATGAAGACAATGAATCTTTTGAATATTACTATAATGGGAAAGGCATTTCCAGGTATTAATTTTCCAGTTGACTACTTCTTACTCCAAAATAACACTGCCTATAAAACAACGAGAATTACAAATAATGAGCTTTCTATGACTCAAACTATAGATATAAACCACTTATCTATCATTCCTAATTTTGGATGGGATATATTCGAGAGATGGTCTGAGCATAAACTACCGCAGCTGCGGGTTATACGATCAAATGAGACATCTTCGACAAAGAAGATTTTTAGTCAAACGAGGACAGGTGCGTATCAATATCCAATAATAATGAATATAAATGGAAGTGGGCACAAGACGAAGTACTCGAATATTAAACATTCGTTGCAGGACAAAATTAAAGTATTGACATCATTTGGTTCAAGTCTATATCCTTTTGTTGATTCTAAAGGTACCTATGGAATATCTGAGAATGTATTTGCTATTCTCTGCGATACAATTTCAGATGCCGAAGCAGTCAAATCATACTTGGAAAATCCAATTGTCATATGTTTACTCCAATCACTCAAGATTGGAACCTATGCTATCAAGAATAAACTCCTTTCAATAATGCCCGATCCTTTAGAATTTAAGGGTGCTAACGTAGAGAAAAGTCTATTATTAACAGAAAAAGACAAAGCATTCTTGACAACTTGCAAATTTGTTACGGAAGTCAATGATGAACCGGCAGAAAAAAATGGAAAACGACGTAGAATAACGCGCAAAAACAGGAATGTATAGTGGGCTTTATCGAACAAGGCGGTGCCCACAAAACCCGTCGGCTTCATCGCAAATAATCAGTCCACTAGTAGATAAATGGAAGAGTCACCGAAGAAAGGTACACGACGACTAGTACGGCGTTCACCCGCCGCTGGTGCCGGTGCAGGTGCATCAGCATCTGCATCTGCAGCAGCAGCAAACAATATGAGCATACCAGCCCATTTTCGCGACAGTAATGTATGGGAGGATCCCCCCGAAAGTGAAGTGGAACGATTACAGAAAAGCCTCTATCCTCATTTACGAAAGATAGACTTGGCCGTTTCAAAGGCAGAGCGGATAGCCTTTGTCGAGAAGTTGTTTAAAAAGCAGAACAATACATGTGCATTCGGTAAAAGCGTAGGCGGTATGTATTGCTGGAATGAACCCAGAGATGGCGAAAAACGCTATTTAAACTTGCAATGGGGCCATATTAAGCCCCGATGCCGCAAAAATGACACGCAGACAATCGACGACCTATGTCTATTATGTGCCCGATGCAACAATCAGATCCAGACATCCCGCTACCTCTGTCAGTTGAAAGCCGAATTGGAGAGTAAATTGGAAAATATCGATGAACTGATGAAAGCCTAACGGTAAAACACATCATTTGCGATCTCCCCCCTGTCATAACACTCCTTCCATTCTTTGGCGAAGATCGAATTCCGCAGAACCGTTGCAACCCTATCAGTGTACATGTTGGAAATCCCGTAATAGATAAGCACATGGAGCTCCTGTTGAAATATCTCAGGACCCCCTGTCTCGTAGCCGCTCCATACCAGGCTCCACATAGCCTGTTCTGTTCCCTTCTCCAACCAGTCCTTCACGATCGTATGCATTCGAACAAAGCCGACCTCATTCCGCTGGAATCGTTCGTAGTCTGTCCAACGATATTTTATATTCAATACATCCTTCCACGGTTCCGAGAAACTGAGACGGTTGCGGATCTCCTGTTCAAGCACCTGATCCTTCCCTCGGCACCGAGGAGTCCAGTTGCAAATGTACTTCCACTGCTTTTTGTTGGGTATGAAGGTGGACATGTGTGGCAAGTGCCTAGGTACTTCAGACCTTCAAGTTTACCAGCCTAAAATTGAACAGAGCCCCTCTACGTAACCGACAACCATGGCCTGCACATGTTATTGCTTTGATCCAATAACATTTGCAAATTATCCCACCTGCTCCTGTGGTCATCGAGAGCACAAGGGCACCTAACTAGCAGAGAGAAGTGCATCATCAAAATTATACTAGATGGTACACTATAGAATGCGCATTGCAGTCCTTGTATACGGGCGACTAAATAAATGCACGGAGCATTATGTGAATATCATAGAACATATCGGAACTCATAACGATATTGATTTTTTTATGTCCTCGGATAACTCCTCGGAAGCATTGCGAAAGGGATTTCTGGATCTGTACAAGCCGATCGCCTATACGAATGACCCTGTTACATACGACTATGATTTAGGAGCCTATCGAGGCAAACGACCTGAAACAAATATTCATAACATGACGTGTCATTACATTAACAAAAATAGGGTGTTTGCGCTTCTAGAGGCCTATGTAGAGAAAGCGAATGTTCACTATGACGCTGTTCTTTCACTGAGACTGGGCTGTGTGTTTCAGAATCGGTTTGATTTCAACGGCATCGCCGAGAATACCATTTATATACCGTTAAGAATCTAATTAAGCCCCTGTGGAGGGGGCTTAATTAGATTCTTAACACTAGTGCTTAGTATAAAATTACACCCCCTGCAAATTGCAGGGGGTGTAATTTTATACTAAGCGGTACCATCTGGGCAGGATTTCTGGGGTATAAATGACCAGCTTGCATATGGATCCCTGGATACAATGAAAAAATATAATTCGATTGATGCAAAGGTGTTGTTAGATAGGCGGCTCAGTATCCCCCATCCAGAATCATTATGTTTAGCAAATATTAGACCAATGGACATTAAAAACGGGCACCTAAAAAAATTGAGGGCTAAACTTGACTCGTCGTTAAGGCTACACCAGTAATCTAACGACGATTCAATAGAATGAATATCTATCATGCTTCTTCTCCTGTTTTCAGGGTGTCGTTCCTTGGAAAACTTGGATGCACGGAAGAACCCTATGGTAGGCGTAGCACTTATCTTACCGGATGCCCTCCTGGGCTCACGCCTTCCTACGATATTGATTACGAGGGGATGTGGGAAACTACAGCAACCACCAAGGAGGAACTCTTTGAGTATGAGGATGAAGTCCATAACCACTTCCTAAAATACCGTATGATGCGGGAAATTCCAGGTGATTCGGAATGGTTCAACTTCCAAGGTCGTAGCCCCTATGATGCGGTCAAGGCATTTATGGAAACCCGATCCTGGGTGAAGCGACAGATTCCGCTTTCTGAAATCGCGCCCCCCAAGCGTCTATCACGCTATATGCGGAGGCAGTATCAAAAGAACCTCCTATACATCAAGACGCGTGGGAAACGCAACGAAACCCTGAATGCCTTACAAGAGCCAGTCATCTCTGCGATCCATTCATTCGTATTTGATTCAACAAATAGGGCAGGCTATGTGATTGCTCCCTGTGGGTCAGGTAAGACAATAATGTCTGCGAAGGGCTTTCGTGGTCTGAAGAAGGTAATAGTTTGCTGTCCTTCCAAACAGATCCAGAATCAATGGAGGAACACGCTTATTACTGAATCTGTATTCGTCGATTCAGATATTCACTTTGTAGGCGGAACAGGAACTACAGATTTGGAAGCGATTCGCCACATACTTCGCCAGGAGTCCTACTGCATAATTTCTACCTACATGTCTTCCCATCTGCTGGTAGATAGTATCACGCCAGCGACGGAATTGTTGGTGCTCGATGAGGCACATCATATGGCGGGGATTGTCGCAAAGGATGAAAAAGGCGAAGGTCGCACACGGAGGCTGATGGTGAAGGCATCGGAACTTGAAATCAAGCGTCTTTCTCTCACCTATACGCCACGGATTATCCACGACGACGGAGGCATCGATGTTGATTATTTAACAATGGACGATGACGCTATATTCGGCTCCAAAATCGCTGAACTAAAAATCCGAGACCTGATCCGCAAAGGAGTATTGCCCGATTACCGCCTTTGGACTCTGCGCGACGAAGCCCGTAAGGGTACAGGTATTATCGGAAAGGCAGAGTGCATCCTGGAAGCCTGGAATGCTACTGAAATTATTCGGGGGGAGGAAAAGCATATTCTTCACCACCTGATTGTCTTTGCATCTACGACGCAGGAAGCAAAGGATTTGGAACGCTTCTTAAAAGCAAAAACATCTGATGTTATCTTGCGTGTTGAAGAGGGTGATAAGTTGGAGGTGCCTCTCCAACAGTTCGCTGACGCAAAAAGAGCCATTCTGGTCAATTGCTTCGTTCTGAATGAGGGCGTGGATATTCCCTGTGCGAATGCTGTAGCAATCACCTATCCCAAGCAGTCAAGGGGTCAGATCACACAGATGGTTCTTCGTGCGGGTCGTTGGTTTGAGGGGAAGCCCGTATTTCATGTATTGATTCCGACGCTTGGTGATGAAGACCTTACCGGATTTGAAGAAGTTCTATCCGCACTTGCTTCGTGCGACGAACAGATACGAGATGAGATTGTGCTTCGTTCTGCTGTAGGAGTGAAGCCATCAGATCCTCTCCCCTCAAGCCCTGATTCAAGTGATACTCCTCCTGAGTGTATTATGATTGAAGAGTTCGAAGCAAACGAAGAGGACATCAAGCGATGCTTTACGAACATTCGCAAGAATCTCTTTCCAGCAAGGGAGAGCCGACGCATTCAAGAACTCTGCATTGAGAAGGGTTGGGATACAAGCGTGGAATATGGTCTTCAGCGTCTTGCGATTCCTGAACTACCAGAAGACCCGAAGCCAAAGAACAACACCTGGTTTGACTATCTGCATCCTACCTACGGAGACCGCATCTCCGCATCCGACTTTGTAAAGACGGTGTTAGATCCGAATAATCTCCGTGTCGGTGGGAAATACGATGAGTGGCTGGGAGTTCAGCCATCCGATGTAATTGCCCGCCTCCCTACCGTTCAGCACATAACCGACGGATACTTCGGCAAAGATGATACGAACTTCAATACACTTCGTGAAAAGTTCGGCAAGAAGGCGGTCGGGCGGGGGCGGTAGGAAAATGAAATCCTCCGGTGTTCCATTTCAAAATCCAGACCCGTTTTTTTGAAATGGAGCCGACCTAAACAAAAATCACATCCCTAAATATAGAAATGGCGACCCCCCAAAAAATTGAGCCGACCGGCAAACTTGACACCGCCAGCACAAACCCAACGACACGGCACACGACGATAATGACTTCCGTTGATACTTTCAAATCCTCTGTAATCCGCATCCGTGATATTCTCCGTGGTCCTGGCGTAAGCATCACGGGAATGGACTCGATGCGACACATTTGCCTTTACCTTCTGAGTCGCTATATGACTCGCGCAAAGGTTGCATCCTTGGAGGTTCCTCTGGAGTTTGCGTGGGAGACGCTTATTGAGACCGCACAGACAAAGAACGGTGGCGTACAGAAGGCTCTGGACTGCTTCTACCACCCTGAGGAAGATTGCCTGGTTCGCCACTTTGACCGCCTGTTCGGCACCGACAAGTTCTCCTTTGATATCAAGAATCCGCAAAAGCACAAAGAGATTCTGGAAATCCTCGATAGAGTGATTATGGAGGATGTGGATTGCCAGATGGATATACTAGGATGGGTGTATGAACAGCACCTTCGAACGGGTTCTTCCGCTGCCCGAGACCTGGGTCAGTTCTTCACGGATCGCTTCATCTGTGAGTATATGACGGAACTCTGTGCTCCTGGATTCAAGAGTGCGGGTGTCCCCGAATCCGTTTGCGATCCTACGATGGGGACGGGTGGCTTCCTGACGGCATTTGTCAAGTTCTACAACAAGCATCACGCCGACAAGCCCATTGATTGGGCGGTTCAGCAGAAGGAAATTCACGGTTGCGATACAGATCCAAAGGTTGCTGGAGTCGCGCGACTCAACCTGTTTATGGAGACGGGAGGTAATCGCTCGACCAATCTCCTTACGCACAATTCCCTCTACGGCGACCTAACGCAGACACAATACGATGTGATTCTGGCGAATATGCCCTTTGGGCTCAAGGGCATCAAGCACGCCGAATGCTGTGAGCGGGTCAAGAACTTGAAGATTCGTGGAACGAATTCCGAACCACTCTTCCTGCAACTGATGATGGTCTCTCTGGCTCTTGGCGGTCGCTGTGCGGTCGTTGTTCCTGATGGGATGCTCGTGAATAGTTTCTCTTGCCACAACGACACACGCAAGTATCTGTTGGATCACTTTGAACTCAAGCGAGTCATCAAGATGAACGGGCAATACTTTATGAATACCGGCATCAAGCCTTCCATTCTCTTCTTTGAGAACACTGGAAAGCCTACAACGGCAGTGGAGTTCTGGGAGGTTCTGCGAAATGAGAAGGGAGAGAGTACGGAGACGATGCTTGTTTCCGTTCCTCGCGCGAAGATGGATGCATCTTGCTCATTCGATATGCGTCGCTATCTGGAGAGCGACAAGCCGGTGGCGAATCCTGATGGGTTTCCGATGGTGAAGTTGTCAAGCGTACTCAATCTCGTAAGTGGTAAGGCAAATAAGGAACGGGAGGCTGGTCGCCCCGTGCCTTACTATGATTCAAATGGAATTATTGGGTATGTGGCAGAGCCGTTGTATAATGGCGAGTATATCATTACTGCCAGGAATCTTAGTATTGGTGCGGTTCATTATGTGAATGGACCATTCTATCCTTCAGATCACACCATCAACTTCACAACACAGGATGCATCTGTACTAAGCAACAAGTTCTTCTACTACTGGCTTCTCCTCAACAACAAGGTTCTCAAGGACTTGTCTTCTGGTATCAAACCAGGCATTCGCAAGTCTGATGTTGCAGAAATCAAGATGCCTCTTCCACCCCTGCCCATCCAACAAGAAATCGTCGCAACCCTTGACCGCATCTACAATACCAAATCACTCACAACGACGCTGATTACTTCTGTTCAGATGCAGATGAGGGAACTCTTCAATAGTTCCTTGAAATCTGCTGGCTCATCATACCCTGCAATTGGTTCTTTCTGCTCGTTTGAGAAAAGTAAGATCCCAGCCACCAAAAATATTGCTGGCGACTTTCCATTCATCTCTCTAAAAACTAGCACCCACAATGTAAATACACTCGACGATTCCGAACATGTATTTATTAGCGGTATTCCTCAAGGCAACCGGCTTATGAAAGTGAAGTTTCATAAGGGAAAGTGTGCCCATTCAAGCCTGATGTTTCACTGCAAGTTGGATAAATCAATTGTTGTTTCAAAGTACTTCTTTCACTATCTTCACTACAATATGGACATTCTTAACGAATATGTTGTTGGTGTTCAGCCAAAGTTTAGCCACGAGAGTTTCCTTACACGCAATCTGGTTCTCCCTTCACTAACAGTTCAGCAAAATATAGTCTCTCACCTTGATGTTATGGAGGCATCATTGATTGCGTTTGAACGCCTCACGGCTGAAACCGATGCGAAAGCAACGCTATTGCTGAACTCCTATTTATCAACCACAAATGTATCACCAACAATGGAGGCATCCGCAGATTCAGCCTCTGTTAGTGATAGCAAAGAGATAGAAAACACCATTACCTACGCCTAATCAATATACACCTTCTTCGGTCGCTTGCGTGTTTTGCGATCCTTCTTCAACCACTCTGCGCGAAATGCGTGTAGGAAATAATTATGTAAGTGTTTCTCTTTTATTTTTGTTAGAGAATTTCGTATGGAGGTTGTTATATCTGCATATGAAATCGGCGACTCTTTTTGATGTAGTGCTTCAACTGATTGAAAAACTGCTCTATGGGATTTGAGCGTGGATAATAGGCTACGCTGTATTGAACGGTATTTTTGGAATCCTTAATCGCCTTCCGCACCTCTTCCGTTTTATGGAAGACTGCATTATCCATCACGATTACATGGTTTTCGTATTTTCCTGCTATTTTGTTATTGATAAACGCAGTCAATCGCTCTCCATTGACTGCTCCTTTCTCATAGAGTTCCCATCCTATCACACCTTTCGATGTAATAGCCACCAACAACGAATATTTCTTGAAGACACGCTGGTCTGTAGTTTTTACATAGCAACGCTTCCCTGTATAACACCGTGCGTAAGATGGATGTAAAGATGCATAAATACCGGTTTCGTCCAACGCAATAATCTTATCCATATTGTGCTTTCGCATTTCAGCAATATAATACTGAACTTCCTTTTTGTGATCCCGTGGCTTTCCACGATAGGTCGTAGGCTGATGAACAATACGGAGGCGTTTTCGTGTAAGATTATTGTCCCGTATTACACGTCCTAAATGCTGAGGAGTGATATTCACATCGGGATACTTTTCTTTTAGCATAAGCATTAGGTCATTCAAAAATAATTGAGGTTTCTTATGAAGTTCTGCCTTGATGAACGCTATGTATTCTTTTTTCATCTTCCTTGATTTCCTATGGTGCATCGGCGTTGGAATGGCTCCAGTCGCCTCATACTGCTGAATCCAACGCTGTAGCGACTGACGCTTACAATCAAATACCTCACAGGTTTCCACCTGATTATCTGTTTTTAGAGCGTATCTAACAGCAGATAATTTATAGTCTTCAGTATGGTGTTTGCCCATATCCCTATCCAAAGTGCCCGTTTTTAATGTTCATTGGTCTAAGTTCCATAAATTGGAGGTTAAACGTGTGAATCTAAAGTATCATCGGGAGCCATGATTCTCTAAAAAAGCCCTAGACTCTTCGGCTTTCCACTACTATCCGCCGAGGACCAGGGTCTCAACATAGCACTCATCTTGGGTGTAAAACTGATAGAATCTGTAGTTACCGATTCTAAACGCATCACAATCGTCGTGAACATATCGACCTGGGCTTTGTCCAACGTATCCGTATCCTTTAACTGCACATTGTCCACAAAGGCCTTCACGGATGCAACGGACACCTCGTGCTTTTTGCAATAGCGTTCTTTGAGCGCAAGCACAGTTTCCCCGAATTGTGCCTGGAAGTATTCCAGAGTTCCTGCGGTCTCCAGGCGAACAATAAAGGACATGTCTATTTGTATGGGGGATAAAATAGGTATTTAACATATTCACTCTTATGAATACTATCTTTTATTTATTTTCTTGAGTACTTGCGAGTTTTGCGTGTCTTGCGATGTTTATGTTTCCTTGTGCGCTTTGCTCCGCCAAAAAGTCCAGCAAGATCTTTTTCTATATTTGCTCTGCGCGCAGCAGTCATATTGAGCAATTCTTTTGAATTTGCCTGAGCTGAACGAATACCTAATAAATCTGCTTCTGGGACTGGTATCTTACCGTGCTCCCTGAGTTTTGCATTTCTAGCAGCATGTTTTTCCGCTTCTAAGATACGTTCATATTCTCTATTACGTCTAATCTCTTCACGGCGTGCTGCAGCGATTTCAGCAGCACGCGCCCGTGATGCTACTACTGATTCAGCCATACGTCTATCACGTTCTACGTTTGCTTGACTGGCGGCTGCTTTCTGTGCTCTGGTTTTTAATTTATGTAGGTTAAACAGTGCTTCACGTAAATAATTAATATAACCGTGTATAAATGTCATACCAGTACACTCGTGGTTACATCTAAACACAATACCAATTTTTGCTAAATCATCAGTATCAATATCAAGCATGTTCAATGCATCTCTTACAATATGAAACATAAAGGAACCGGGGGGTTGGGGGCGCCCGTCTGGACCAAGTGACTGATGTATTCTTTTGACATAAGGGCGAAGTAATATTTCAAGAAGATCATCTTTTGTAACATCTACATGATATACTCTTTTCATACCCAGTACATCGGGATCTTCCGGGGATATTCTTGAAAAAAGTTCAGGATGATTAACTCGTAGAGATTCTAACGCATCCGTTTGTGCTGCTGTGCGGAGAGTACGCTCTTCATTTGCAGATAAAATAACAGGTCGTGATGCTCGGGACATTCTATTAATCCATCAGGAATTAGTAATGAATAATTATGCATACAAATCCTTCTCCAAAATCTCTTTTTCCATATGCAGCCTGTGATTCGCATATATATCGCGAAACTCTTCTGTTGTTGTTATATAGTGTACTATTGGCGTATCGTATGCATGGATATGAGGAATAACATGTGTCTGAAACCATGCACTCTTTCCGTTCCATGCTTCCATTTGTACAATTCGAAGAACACTCAGACCTTTTGCGAGCGCTTCTTTCATTTTAAATACATCGCGACAAACATTTACTTTCCAGCCAAGCCGCTGGAACAATTCAAACCGCCCTTCAAAGTGCTGACAACCATCAATTTCAATAATCAAACTAAGCGAGGGTATATAGATATCCATTTGGAAGTTTCCATTCTTAGAGCTCTTCCATATAGTGTAATGACTCTTGTATGTAATTCCAAGCTCGTCTAATATTTTCATTATCATTCGTTCCGTTTTATGCCGATGAAAGAGTGTCTTATCAAATACTATATCTGGATTTAGTGTTATAACTGCCTCCTCCAATGACGAATAGGGTCGCAATAGGCATATCATATTATATGCTGCGAAATCTTGCCTACCTAATTCATAGAACTGTTCTGCCTTTATCCAGCCCACCTTTTCTCGCAGGTATTTCATAGCTCGGGGAAAGTCGACTACATTCGCACAAGAATTGGATGGTTTCCGTTTGAACATAAACCACTGAAGATGATCTGCAACATATTCTGGCCATAATGCTTGCAGACAACGGCTTACGCAGGTATCATATTGCTTAACAAGCATTCCAAGGCCGTAGTTCTCTTGGAAATCTGCCTTTACTAATCGGCACAGATCACCTGGAATAGAATACCCCTTTCGTCTGCAAAGCCATTCTACGTACCATTTATGATTCTCAATGGTATCCCAAAGCCCTTTAGGTGTGGATCGACAGCGTTTGCGGCCCCCTTCCGTTCGAGCACAGTCTGTTTGATCGCCAATTTTCCAAGGAAACCATGTATCTTCTGCAAATTTATCGGCTAGATTAAGTGGCGGCATAAGATCCATAAGAACATCGTAGATACGCCCGTTGTATCGATCGAGAAATCCCTTGCCGAGATGCTTTTCTATAATTGCAATGCTTAGCTTGTAGAAATCTGCTCGACATGTCCACCCTTCCTGTTCTTTGATATAATCGCAGATAGCAAAGCGCCGATTCTCGCGATCCGTCCACTGATGATGCAATGGTTTAATAAACTTCCAAGAACAGACGCGCCAAGTAGGATAGCAGCGGCGTACAAAGGTAAGTGTGGTGGAATTAAATTGCTTTACAAACTGATATCCAAGAATCTTATGAAGAACTGTATGATTAAGATGTTCATACAGTTCTTCATGTGTACTGATATGGAGTTGTTCCATTACATAATGACCCAGGGCATCATCCTCCATTCCTATTCGCACACTATAATCATTGCAATTAATCAAATTTAGACTAATAACCCCCTGTTCTATTAAATAATCCGCCACCGTTCGAATAGAATCGCGGCTAACACTTGAACATCTCGTTCTGCGTTGTGCGCATTTACAGGAGCCGGGCGACGAAAGGTATCTTGATAGAGTTCATCAAGACGAGGAAACCGATACACGCCAGGAGTTCTTGGTTCAGGAAATACAAGTTTCATCTCGTCCTTTGCCTCTTCTGCACTACAGAAATCTGCCTCTATTGGCCAAAATACTCTCGGATCGATTCCTAGTCGCCACTTATATGCGTGAAATAATACATTCTTGTCAAAATGCAAGTTATGGGCAGCAATCACATAGGCATTTGCTATATCATTTTTGAATAGTGTCAGAACATCTAGAAGCTTTTCACCGTCACGTAAAGCAGTTGCATGATCAATGCCGTGAATATTTGCCGACGAAGCTCCAATCCTCCATCCCTCGGGTCGAATAATGTGATATTCGGCACGTTGAAGTTCTTTGTCTTCATAAATATGCCAGCAGATACTAACAAGATCAGGCCAGTTACGATTGCTCTCAAGTGCTCCTATCTTTTTCTCTCGCGGAAGCCCTGTCGTTTCTGTATCAAGTACAATTATTTTGACCATGTAACTGCAAATGTGTTATAGATATAACACAATTAGGGTTTAGGTGCTGCAATATGCGCTCGAATCATCCCTATAAGTGCATCCTTGTTCTTAGCGGAAATTCCTTTGATATTTCGCGCTTTACAGATAAATTCGAGATTGGCTTTTGTAAAGATTTCTAAGTTCACATCAACCAGTTCGGCATTTGTAATAGGAATATCATCCTCTAATACTAGTTCTTTTTTTTTACACTGTGTCAAGAACTCAGTATCTGTTAGACTACTCCTCACCTTGTATTTGTTATATAAAAGAATTTGTGCTACTTCTGGAATATGGTAACTCGATGAATCGAGTTCCCATAGTTCGCCTGTTCGCATATTCAGCAGTTTAAACCGGCGGGGGCCATGTGCCTCTTGGTATATCTCGTGCCACATCCATGCATAGAGAATTAGTTGCAGAAAGTGCTCCAGTTGAAGCTCTTTCACGCATTTGAGTTCCCATACAGTATCCTCTGTAACTGCATCCAGTCGCCCTGTGATTGTAACTTTTCCAAAGTCCTTTACATAATAATTGTCTACTTCGATATCCATTTCATACCGAGTTGTCTTAGGCAAATATTGATCCAAAATTGCATGACAGTCTTCCACCATCGAATTCGTTAACCATCCATAGGAGGATAACTGAGCAAGCTTCGAATTATATCCGGTTGTGATGGCTTGCCAGATAGTCGCTAAATGCAGAAAATCAGCCGTGCTAAATTCTTCGGGATGGAATTCGGCTGGAAGTGCTTTCACTTGGCTGCAAATAAAAGGGGATGTATTTTTCAAGTGCTGCACAAGTTTATAAATTGTACAGGTCCCTGTTTCATTCGCCTCCCATATCATGGGAATAACTGTTCCGTTCAGGTCCGACACACTTTCAGAGGTTCCATAACAATTCTCAGCAGTCCCTGGAATCTCTGTATTCGTTTGAACAGGAGATTGCAGAGTAAAGATAGCCTCTCGAATATGGTGAAGGGTTACGAGCGCATCTTCTGAGATATATTTTAAGAGATCAGTGGGAGTCGTGCGAGCATCCTTGGAAGGTGCAGGGCCGCCTGTTCTAAGTACAGGTATCTTATAGGCGATTCCATCAAACTTCATGTAAGGGCAGGACCGAAACTCTTCATGTGTTTTTCGAAGAAAGGGAAGAGGAATTGACTGCGAACTTTCCAGAACGATGAGGCGTTCTTTCGCTCTTGTTACAGCTACATAGAGTTCATTTGGACACTGGGTTCGTTGTTTGCTACGACCATAGTAGGTAAACCAGTCATTGTCAAATCCGAAGAGAACAACAACAGGGCGTTCTCGCCCCTTCGATTGATGAATCGTACTAAAAACAACTTTTCCCTGAATCACATCATCATTGATTTCACCTTCATCGGATGTAGGCACATAGCAGGGAATACCATCTGCAACTAAGCGATTTTCGAGTTTGTTGACGGGTGTACAGTTCCCCGATTTGTTCTTAATAGAGGGCGCAAGGACAAAGATATCTTCTGGCTTGTAGGCTTTCGAGCGCAACAGCTGTTTCAGTTCCATATAGACTGGCTGTACGTTAAATGGCTCCCCGCGAATATAATGAACAGGGGGCCCTTCTTTGGCGGCCACCATCCATTCAGAACCAATCATAATGTGATTCACAAAGGCGGCAATCTGATTTGTGATTCTATAACTGATACGAAGAGGGAATTCAAGCATAGGCTTCGAATCCCATAACTTGCCTCCAAGTGTTAGAAAGCGGCTATCGGCCTCCTTGAATTCATAAATGGCTTGGCGTGGATCACCGAGCAATATGATCTGCACGGGTTTTTTGTACTGGGCAAGGAACTTGCTGATAAAATAAAAGAGAATGGGGGTCATATCCTGCACCTCATCAAGCACAAGAATATCAAAGGGGGCAATGGCCTGTCTTGGCGATCGATTTGCCTTAATAATGACTTGGAGTACATCATCTGTATAGGCCTTCTTATCATAGTATTTTACTGCAAGACTATGGTAGGTGTGAATTTCAACGTTATCAATTCCCTCTTTCACAACGCGTTCTCGAACCTCGAGTTTGAGAAGCTTATTGTATGTGATTTGAAGAATCTTTTTGGGTGCGACCTTCTTGGCCAACGAGAGAACGGTCGTTGTTTTACCAGAACCGGCTACCGCGGAGACGAGTACATTCTGACCACTGTATATTGCATCTATAATGGCTTGTTGTTCAGAGCTTGGAGTAATCATAGGATGGATGACTTCGAGCGCTGTATATAAGAAAATGTAGTAGGCGTTTAAGCTGGGTGTTTAGTAACTAGATATTAAAATTTGAAGTCATTAAAATATACAAATTATATATTATATTCATCTGCTTGGTATAAAGTAGATGTCCACAAGAGCAACTAGAATTCCTTACACGAAAGATAGACTTGATAATGCTATTTCAAGGGACAGGGCGAGATTGGTTGGCTGGGTGCTTCCAGATACAACCAATGCGGTCACAACTGAACCAGAGCGAATCAATCGGGATTTGATGATTCACTTTGTGTGCAATTGTGGTGTTCCAGGGTACCGGCGCTTTCGTGCACTAGTTGATAGCGGCGCATTTTGCGAGGCTCATGCAAAAGCTAAGCAACAAGAAAAATTCGAAGCAACTTCTCTTGACATATATGGCTTTCGTAATCCTATTATGAATTCTACAGTCCGCGCGAAAGCCAACACAACAATTCAGGAACGTTATGAGGTTGCGAATATCTCCCAATCACCTGCAATCAAAGAAAAGAAGAAGATAACAACAACCCAAACTCTTGGTGTTCCTTTTACATTTCAAAGTCCAGTTGCTAGAGAGAAATCAAAAGCAACTAATAGGGCAAAATTGGGTGTTGATTTCCCAACCCAAAGTCCAATAGTCAAGGCTAAAGTAGTTCAATCGAATCTTGAACGAACTGGTTATGAGTATCCTTCTCAGAATCCCGCGTCAAGAGCCAAAGCAATTGCAACCTGGATTGCAAATCTAGGTACAGATAATCCTCTCAAGTGCCCAGATGTTCAAGAAAAAATCCGAGTTCGGATGATTGAATTGTATGGTCATGATAACCCTTCAAAGTGTCCTGCTATTAGGCAAAAGGTTATTGCTACTTCATATGGGAGTAAAGTGTTTGCTATGCCGAGTGGAAAAGAACGTGTAGTTCAGGGTTATGAGCCACACGCTCTAAAAATCCTCCTTAATGAAGGTATTAAAGAGGATGATATTCTTACTGGGACAGATATCCCAACAGTTGAATATGAGCATGATGGAAAAACTCATACGTATTACCCTGATATTCTTATCAGATCTCAAAATAGAATAATAGAAGTAAAGTCTGTATTTACGTTACTAGTGGATTTAGAAGTAAATATCACAAAGCAACACGCATCAATTCGTTCTGGATTTGACTTTGACTTTATGGTGTTTGCTGGCCCCAAAGCAAAATCAAATAATACGCCGGCATTAATTTCAGCTGAAGAGTTGATAGAGCTGCTGAAAACGCCCGAAAGTATTATTAGCATCATTGATAGTTGCGAAGCAGACGAAACAAACAGTGAAAACACTGTTGTTTATCCCGATTGCTAGTATCTATTTTAGTCCGATATGTCTATTTTAAAATGTATGTATGTCTAAAATTTGACTCACCCATACTCTCTCCCATCCCCAACCAATGCCCACTGATTACTTCCGTGGCTGCCGCAAGGCCTATGCCTCCATTATCAAAGCCTTCGCAGCCAATAATATTGTGGCCCTCTTTGTCACAGGCGTTCCCATCTATTACATTCTGAGCCTAGGGATCTACCAATCCGCACGATCCGTCCTCTCCTATTACACCAGTGCCGTCTGGGTCTTCCTCTCCATCCTTCTTGTGGCCTGGGTCATCGCTGCAATTGCCGTCTGGAAAACAATGCCCAACCTTTTAACCGTCGGCGTCTTTATCTACAAGGCCTTTGGCTACTGGTGCCTCGTGAGTTCTTTCCTCGTGGCCATCTATCTGTCGCCCTATGTCTCTAGTTCAATCCTGAGCTATGCCTTATGGGCACTCATGCCCTCCATTGCGTTCCTTCTGATCTGTGGTGATATCCTCCGATCTGTTCGAACACGTCTGTACGAAGTACTGGAGAAGCCATCCGCAACTGCAACTGCAACAACAGCAACCGTTGTACTTGATGCGACACCCTAAAGCCCTCCCCCTCCTACCCTCTATACCATGCCCAATGAATGCGACAACTGGGTCCGTATCACAGGACCGGCCCATCTGCTGCAACAGTTCGAAGCAAAGCCGTTCGATCTCAATACCTATGTTCCAAAGCCCACCGCGGCGGCATCCAACTGGGTTCAAACCAACTGGGGGACACGCTGGATTGTCGCTATGAATACAGATACTGCTGTCCGCTTACAGCCTGTGAACGGCGGCCTCGAAGCCTTCTTTCTGTCTGCTTGGACACCTCCCATTCCTTTTTATAATACGTTGGCCTCCCAATATCCCGATCTCCAATTTGAATATGAATACACGGAATGGGGCATGGGATTTTGCGGCCACGGGATCGGGCGATTTGAGGGACTCTCTTCTCACTACAACTTCGGAACCAAGGAGGAGATGGAAGATCTCAGCCAGTTCAGGAACTGGCACGTCTGCCTCTGGGATCCGCATTTCATAGAGCCAGACGCAACTGTCTAGAACACCTAAGGCACAAGTCCTCTTTAAATCAATGAATAGGCCTCTTCATATATTCCATGATGGCTCGACACTTCACACCCTCTCCGCCAAAGAACTAATTAATATTCCTGTTTGGAAAGGAAATCGGATTCTGGACATAGCCCATGCAACCGCGATTCAGCAGGCTATAAAAGGACAAGTCCAGCAGCTCGACTCAGGGTACCGCGTAGTCCAATACAACGAAGAGGATGCAGTGGGCAATCCGATTCGTCAGTCCTATCTGATCGATGGGCAGCACCGAGCCCATGTTCTGAGAACCCATTTCCAAGAATCCCTCTGTGAATCTGATTTCACCGTTCTCATGACTGTAAAGCAAGTGGATGACGAAGAGGGGGCGATCGCCTTTTTCAATGCCGTCAACAACTGCAAGCCGCAGATCTGGCGCTTAGAGCCGAACCTCATTCTGAACAAGTACATCGGGGCCCTGACGAGGCAGTTTAACACAAACAAGAAGCTGCTCCTCCTTCGGCCAGGATCCACTCATAGGCCCTATTTATCTGTTGACAAACTCCGTGAGAGTTTGCGTATCGTTCTGAATTTGTTGAAACAGGAAGACGAAGAGGTGCTGAAGTTCGTGAGTCGTGTGAACGAATGGAACAAGAGGGCGATCCGTGAGGCCGAAGTGCACCTGTCGGTTGCTAAAAAGGCAGATGCCTCCATGCTCGAGAAGTGCATCTGTGTCAACTTCATGCTATCCTTTGATCCCGAACTGAAGTGGATCGTGGAGTGCTTGGCTGCGTAGCATCTGTTCTATAAATCAGCCCGGCAGAACACTTATAGTTCTCAATGGCGGATACAGTACGAAGAGGGGGTGCAAGTGTATCGGGGTCCATATAGTATGTGATGGGATGCACTGGTTCTGGCTCTCGCACTTGCTCTTGCACTGGCTCTTGCACTGGCTCTTGCACTGGTTCTGGCACTAGCTCTTGCGCTGGTTTTGGCTCTTGCTTTGGTACAACAATCGGCACAACAATCGGCGCAACAATTGGCCGAAGAATCTCTTGGGGCGCATCCAGAGGTACAACTTTTATAACTTTGGATGCACACAATCCCATTCCACTCCTATAAGTATCCTAGTTACTAAATTTGATAAGAATCCGTCACTACTTAATCATCAAACAGTAATATGAAGCTCGTGATCGTCGAAAGCCCCGCAAAATGCGGCAAGATTCAGGGATTCTTGGGCCCCGAGTATCAGGTCGTAGCCTCTATGGGGCATATTCGAGCGCTCGAAGAGTCCTTGGATTCGATCGGATTGGACAGGGACTTTGAGCCCCGTTTCACCTTTCTGAGCGAAAAGTCGAAAGTCCAGAAGCAACTGAAAGACGCCGCCAAAGAGGCCACACAGGTCTTTCTGGCCGCCGACGATGATCGGGAGGGCGAGGCCATCGCCTATTCCGTTGCACTTCTTCTCAAACTCCCATTGACTACAACGCCTCGCATTGTGTTCCATGAGATCACCAAAGACGCCATTCTGAAGGCCGTGGCGAAGCCCCGCACTCTGAACATGGACAGGATCTGGGCCCAGCAGGCCCGGTCCATGCTCGATCTCATGATCGGATTCACCTTGAGTCCAATCCTCTGGAATCAGGTGGCCCGCGGCCTATCAGCCGGTCGTTGCCAAACGCCGGCGCTCAAGCTGCTAATTGAAAAGGAGCAGCAGATTCAGTCGTTCAAAGCCGCGAGTAGCTGGCGCTTAAGTGGGCAGTGGTTCCCTATCAGTACACCGACAAAGCTCTTCCAAGCAAGCATGGAAGATGAACTGGTAGCCTCTCGCAAGCGAGAGGCTAGTTCGTTCATCTTCCAAGCAAGCATGGAAGATGAACTGGTAGCCTCTCGCAAGCGAGAGGCTAGTTCGTTCATCTTCCAAGCAAGCATGGAAGATGAACTTGAAGACGAGGAATCAGCCACAAACTACCTCGACATTCGCCGCACCGGTCTCCAAGCCACTATCATCTCCAACCTGATCAAGCCCTGGTCCTCCAATCCCCCCGAGCCCTTGATGACCTCCACGCTGCAGCAGCAAGCAAGCGCCTTATACGGCTTAAGTCCTAAAGCCACGATGCAGATCGCCCAGAAACTCTACGAAGCCGGGCACATCACCTATATGCGCACGGACAAGGCCTCGCTGTCCGAGGAGGCCGTGAAAGAAGCCCGCGCACTCATCGAGGCCACCTGGGGTCCGACCTACCTCGGCCTACTTAAAGAGACGGGGACGCCCGAGGACTTAAAGAAGCCAACAGCAGTCCCCGTCAAAGGACTTAAAGAGAAGAAGGGGGCGCCCGAGGTCCAGGCCCAAGAAGCCCACGAGGCGATTCGGCCGACCCACATGGAGGTCACGGAGGTCGACGAGGCGGGGCAACGCTTGTACACGCTCATTCGGAACCGTACATTGCAGAGCGTCATGGCGAAAGCGCTGGGCGAGACCTGTACCGTGAAGTTCCATATGGTGGGTGAGTCTGATGAAGAACGGCTGCCGTGGCTCACACAAGCCAAACGGACGACCTTCCAAGGCTGGCAGATCGTGGGGAAAGTCGCGGCCTTGGACGAAGACGACGAGGAAGCAGACGCATCGACTGCCCTATGGACCCAGATCACCACTCTCATACCGACCACAGTCGTGCAGTGGAAGCAGCTCCAGGCAAATCCTCATGAAACGAAGGCCCAGCCGAGGTACACGGAGGCCACGCTTGTCCGGTCTCTCGAACAGCACGGAATCGGCCGCCCCAGCACCTTTGCGTCTCTCTTGGCCGCCGTGCAAGATCGCGGGTACGCCGAGATCACCAATGTAAATGGCAAGTCAGTGACTCAGACGAGCTACACGCTCGTGGATCCCACGAAACCCTTGCAAACCAAGAAAGAGCAGAAGACGATCGGCGCCGAGAAGAAGAAGCTCGTGCCGACGGACTTAGGCCGATCCTGTCTCCAGTTCCTCGATCAACATTTCGCGCACCTCTTTCAGTACAAGTTCACGAGTGAGATGGAACAGCGGCTCGACCGGATCGAGAAGGGCCTGGAGCCCTGGAAGAAGGTGCTGCAAGATACATGGCTTTCGTACAAAGACAAGTATCAGACAATGATTAAGAGCCCGTCTAAACAAGGCACCGATTCAGCCAAGATCCGCGTTCTTAGTTCCGAGGGCCTAAAGGCCGTGATGAGCAAGAAGGGGCCCCTGCTACTGAAAGAAGGAGCGACCAAGGAAGAGACCGTCTTCTATGGCTGGCCCTCAGGCGTCGCCTTCACGGCGATTACAGAGGCACAAGCACTCCAGCATGTTGCGTCTGCATCTGCAGCGAAGGCAGGTGAACAGGTCGGCGTCTGGAAGGATCAGCCGGTTCTCAAGAAGTCGGGCAAATTCGGTCCCTATGTGGTCGCCGGCACCCTCTCCGTCTCCATCGGTCCTCTGGACACCTGGGCCGAGATTGAAACCAAACTGAACGAAAAAGCGTCGAAGCCGTCAGGCGTTCTGAAGGCCTTTAAGGACTACGAGGTTCGCGCAGGCGCGTACGGCCCGTACATCTTCAAGCCATCTCTCAAGACCAAAGTCTTTACCTCGATTCCAAAGGGCATTACGATCGAGGACATGACGGAGGCCGATGCCGCTGCAATCTATAAGACTGGCTTGGACGCCAAGAAGAAATTCGGGAAGAAGAAGTAATTAGACCTTCAGAGCCTTCAGAACTGAATAGACCCCTGAGAACAGAACGCCGCCCCATAAAGTGTCGGCGACCGCAATCCACACTTCGTATTTTTTGAGCACAGCCAAACTCGTAAAATCATAGACCGCATAGACCGCCGATCCGAGAAGAGCGGCTTCCTGCACGGAGTTCACCTGCCACACCAGGTACCCGAGCGCCACATAGACGATCAGGGCCGCCCACAAGTTCAGTACAGCCGAAGAACCCTGGATCCTGCTCGTCATTGCCATCGCGTACTGGCCGACCGTGAATAGCCAGACCGAATCGATCACGACAAACGCTAGCATTGCGAGTCCCAGTTGTTTCAGGGACGGGATCATTCTCTCTAGTACCGCCTAGTATAAATTTAAGCCTCCGCCCAAATGGGCGGAGGCTTAAATTTATACTAGCACTAGTGTTAAGAATCTAATTACGCCTCTTCCAAAGGAGGAGGCGTAATTAGATTCTTAACGGTACCGCTTAGTATAAAATTATATTCTTAACGGGAAAGGCATCTAAACCTTCGACACCCTAGATCCAAGTAATGGCCGATACCGTCCACGTCGATGCGTTCCAGACAAACCTCCACGGCTCTCGGATTCTGTTGCAAGGCCCCTGGCCCAAAGGAAAAGCTCCGCCCCTGCAAGAGCATATCGAACTGCTGCGCCAACCGTTCCAGCGACGCGTTCTGCTCACGAACACCCCTATCAGTGTTATGAAGCCGATGGCGTACGCATACGACGCAATTTTCCATGTCAAGGAATTGGGAGACTGGTCTCTCGCGCTCACCTATATTCTGCATGCACCCAAGGATGTGCTTCTCATGATGGAGGAACTCCCTGTGCCCGATGGGGTCTGGTTGAAGCTCCCAAAGTCCGTGACCGTTCTGCACCAGGTCCAAGCCCCTCTGAGACGTCTGGAGCCCTATGACACCGTCTTTTATGCGCCGATTGAAGATCTGATGAGTTCTTATGCGGATCTGGTGTTCAAACAACTGACCGTTCTCTATAAGAAGACCTATCAGGCGAAGGAGTTCAAGGAGATTCTACAGGAATTGAGAGTGGCCAAGGCGGGCTTGGCGTGGACGCGCGTCAACGAAGCAACCATAGGCTCTTTGTACTGGTACGATCCTGTGTCGGAGAGTTCGGAGCAATTGTCTAAAAAACAGTTAGCCGATCTCTTTTCGTTCTTGTCTACGCAGTTCCAGTGACAGGAGGAGAAACTGCAACAGGCGGGGTCAGCACCTTCGGATCCCCGCCGCCCTTGGAGCGCCGGACGCGGCGTGTCGCACCCTTCTTCATCGCCTTGAAGGAGCCCTTCTTGGGCTTGTAGCCCGCCTTGAAGAGACGCTGAATAGCCTTCTTGCCGAGCGCATGCTTCTTGCGGCTGACAATGCGACCCGCCTTCGTCTTCATCAGATCCGCCTTCTTCAAGCCGCCGCTCGTACGCTTCGCCGTTCCGTGGAAAACCTGTGCCTTAGAGCCGATGTTTACTTCCGTCATGGTTCTATTGAGAGATTCGATTTATTTTTATCGCTTATCTCTGAAAACAATGTTCTCAGAGATAAGCTTCCCCCCTTTTGAAGCAGCCAAGAGGATGTACCAGGGTTGCTATCCGAACCCTTACCCTCCATGTTGTGACTCATGAAGGGATCCTTTCTTCTTGGATTTGATCGCTCGTTGCACGTTGCTATTTGCCGATTGCTAGTTACAGACCACACAGGGGTCTGCCAGTCCTTGCTCGTTCTTCACTGATGCTTCGTAGTTGCACGTTGCTCGTTGAAGATATAGCGCATGTCAACCGAAGTTAACATATGCGAATTAGACTTGGATAGCTTGGGTACATTCGCTCCAAAAGGGGGACATCGGTTCACCGGCCAAAGGCCGGTGAACCGCCTCCCCCTTACCCCCTGTTTATTTAAGTTGTTGGGTGGTTGGATTGTTGGGTTGTTGGGTGGTTGGATTGTTGGGTTGTTGGGTTGTTGAGTTGTTGGGTTATTTATACGCAAATCGTCGTTCTTCCATTCGACTCGCTCAGAATCCAATCCACCTTCGTCTCAAAGTCCTCAATTGTTTTATTGAGAGCGACAATCTCTTTGCCCAGATTCAGTGGATCGATTATTTCAGCTCGGTTCTGCGCCAAAAAGGTTTCCGAAAGTTGCGTAATCACCTCCACATTCGTCTTCGAATCCTTGCCCAGTTCTGTCTGAATGAGCCGTTCTACCCTGGCATTCTCCGAACTCGTATGGCTATCATAATCATTCTTCACCTTATCATACTGCATCTGCATCTGATGAAGCATGTTCTTCTCCATCTCAATCGTCTTCTTGCGCTCCACAGCATCTGCCACAGTATACTCCGTTCCTGCAATACTCACCAGTGTTGTTGCATTACTGAGCACAATGGCGGCCTTGATACTGTTATAGCGATTCAGCAAATCCCTGTACGACTGATAGGAGGCCTGGGCGTCGGCCGTGAAGCGCGGCACATCCAGCAGATCCCGCTTCTTTTTAAGTGTCGTAAACACGGAGTTGCTTGTGGCGGTCTGAATCCGCTTCCTAAGCAGCTTTAGCTCCGCGAGCGCCTGTGAAATAGAGATGGCACTCATCCCTGTTCGTCTATGAAAGAATACCTTTAGATTCGCCAACTCCAAAAAAATTGAAGAGTCTAAAGTCTGTTCTAGAAGACACCCTAGGATATCCATAATGTCAACTGGTAAGAAACTTAAGCGTCGCACGTACGTCCGTTCCGCCGAGGGTCTCTATATCTGTCCCGAGTGCCCCGAGTATACCACGCCGAATCAATCGACCATGTGTATGCATATGAATAAGCATGATGCGACTCGGCAGAACAAGTGCAAATGGTGCGACAAGATCTTTGTTGAAAAACAGACGTTGGAGCACCATATCGAACGAATGGCCGGCAAGGGCGGGCATCCGCATCGTGCCAAGACAACGGGCTTTCCGTGTCCTTTCGAAGGATGTACGTTCACCAGTCCGACCAAGGGCAACTGTAGAACCCACTGCATGCGCGTTCATGTGTTCAAGGAGACCGCGGCGATCCTCGAACGAACCAAGGAGTCCATTGCGTGCAAGACGTGCACAAGAGACTTTGATACGTTGGGAGCGTTCTATTATCATAGCATTGGATGTGTGTCGCTGCCGGTCGGGGATGCACGGCACGCGCTTTTGGTGACGGTTGCCTAAGCGTATTTTTGATTTTTAATCGCAGCTAATAATAATATGTTGCAGAATCTACCCAAACATGAACGATATGCGGGGGCTTATCGTCGATTCGGTTATTTTTGGGGACTTGGCATAGAGCACGAAACCTATCTTGCAACCTCTCAGAGTATCGACATTACTACATTTGAAGGCCATATGGCACCCGAGCGATATTCCGTCGATTACTACAAGTCCTATAAATCAGAGACATTGGCGCCGATGCTTGGGCGCATCCTAGATATCTGTGGCGGCACCCTATCCGTCCCTCTTTTCATGAATAGTCACAGTTTGACAAAATGCGATCTGAGCGGCCAGCACGCAACCGTGCGGACCAAGGGCACCCCTCCCAATCCGCTCTTTGCAGGGCAGACAGTCTTTGAGTATCTGTGTCAGCATTCGGAATGGCTCCGCAAAGAGCTCAATGCAACCTATATGTGGGATGGCGATACTGTGGAATTTATGACGCAGCGATTTTATAGGGCCACGGTCGATACGGTTCTTCGGGAGCTGGAAGAGGCAGAGACACGGTTTGTGGCAGAGATTGCCAAGGCACCCCCTTTGGCCCACGGACCTCTGCGTCTCGCTTCACCAACAAATGAGCCGTTTGCGTCCTATCTCACAAATCCCGGTAATGTTAGTATGTTTAACAATGGGACAATTCATATCAATGTTACATTGCCGACACAGCTGGGATTTGACAAGAAGCCGCTTTGGCCCGCCGATTTTTTAGAAAAGCACCGCGTACTCGCTCGGTTTGTTCAATGGCTAGAGCCCTTGTGGATTGCGATCCATGGATCCCCTGATCCGTTTGCGGCGGTATCGGATCGGTATTCGGCGGCCTCTCAGAGAGTGGCCGTGTCCCGCTATATTGGCATGGGTACATTTGATACGGAAAGGATGGCTGTAGGAAAGATCTTGACGACCAGCGTAGCGCCTTGGTACGATCGATTCTATGCTCGAACCGATTATGTGCGAAGGGATGAAATTGGTCTGGACATCAACTATAACAAACACTGGGCCCACGGCCTTGAACTCCGATTTTTTGATCAATTGCCGGCCACGGATCTTCGCAGAATACTCGAACAGCTGGTTGTTCTTATGGATCTGGCCCTAACGACAGTCCCTGTGGCGGATCCGCGACAGTCAACGGTATGGTCCGAGATGGCGTATGAGGCGCTGCACAGGGGCCCTGGATGGCGTGTACAGCCGGTCCAGATGGCGGCTCTCTGTGCAATTCTAAGAATTCGCGATGAACAAAAAGAGCCTCTGAGTCCATCGGAGGCGCTCCGATGGCTCTTTGATCGTCTAGAGAATAGGAAGGGGTTCTGTTGGTCTCGGATGGTCGAAGAGCAGATCGGATGCTGTGGATTTTAGTGGGATGCACTGTACTTGTGCAGTGCCTTTGATCACTTTTAGTTCTCAGGCACCGTATTAATCTGCTGCACCAACGAATAGGTGTGGTAGCCGAGGGCCGCGGACCCCACCATGATGCAGAGCTCGTAGGCCGCCCTCGCCGTCTCTTTTTGCTGGTAGCCGATATAGATCAACAAGGGGGCCACCAAGAACACGTGAATCGCGTTGATCCAGGCATAGCCCGAATGGCTGATCCAACGATTGATCATCTTGTAGGCATGATAGGCGAGAACAAACAGGCCGAGGCCAAGCAGTGTATTGTAGGCCCATGCGGACATATCTTTGCGAAAGAAGGCGATCAGGAAGAAGAGCGGAACGACGAAAAAGATGTGGAACAAGGCCAGGATCAGATGGTGGTCGAAGTGCATTGTTGTCTCTACTCTAGAGTTGCTTGAGTAGTTCTGCGGCCGATTCAAGAGCCCCTTCGATCCAGGCTTGGCGCATCGAGAGGCTCTCGCCGCAAGCCGACACATGCTTGCTTACACGGAGAGCAGAACGACACATCGCGACAGGGTCATACAAGCCCGGGAGCCAGTAACTGCAGCCATCGTGCCACGGATAGGTGTGGAATTCGGTCGGCTCAGGAATGGACAGATCGGGGAACAGGTGGCGGATCTCCTTCATGACCTCCTTCTGGACAAAGGGGCGGTGCTTGGTATCGAGCATCTTGATCCAGTACCGTGCATCATCGCCGTCCGTATACGAAATCATACAGAGTCCCTTGGCCGAATTGATAGGAATGAAATAGCGAATCACATTGTCGGGGAACACCTGGTTCCCCTTCAGAAACGAGAACCAGCTCTTGCCTTTTCGAACAGGGAACGTGGCGTACATCCGAATGAGCGGCTCCATCGTCAGATGCTTGAGCACCGGCATGTGAACAGACGGCAGCTTTCTCAAAGGAAAGACGGGCATGGCCAGAATGCAATGGCCGGCGTACAGGTCCGACGGGGGCCCAAGAGACCGTAACGCACCCTTTTCGTATTTCATAGGCTGCACCAGAACACGGACACCCTTTGGCTGTTCCTGAACATCCAGTACCTTCACGGATAGCTGGATCTGCCCTCCCAACGCCTCATACTCTTTTCGCATATGATCCGTGACCGACTGGAGCCCCTCCTTGCAGACATAGAACTCTTCGCCGCCTCGAAACTCCGAGGCAAACGAGTAGAATCCCAGGTCGGCCCGTAGCGCCCAGATCTCCCCCCAGTACGGAAAGAGCTGGAGAAAATCGTGAGCACGGGGGCCATGGACCTTTGTCAAGAGTTCTCCTAAGGTGTGCGTGGCCAGAATTTGAGGACTTAAAGACTTCAAGGGATCCATGAAGGTCGGGATCAGTTCCGCAAAGCCACTGTGATCGCCGCGACCAATCGGGATCGAATGCAGTCCATACTTCTTGATCAGACTGAGGAGCATCGGATGGCGTTCCGAATAACGGCCGGCCGCAATCTCCCACTGCGCCCCTTTTTGATGATGGGTGAGCATGCGCCCGCCCACATAGTTGTACTGTTCTAGAATGCAGATCTTCTGATCCTTGTTCCGTTTCAGCAGTTCGAGGCCACAGGTCAGTCCTGCAATGCCCGCTCCTACGATTAAAAAATCATAGTGCATTGTCCCTACTTTACTCGGGGTTATTTAGTCTTGCTCTCGCTGCGATATCGGCTGCCACTTCGGCCGCCGCGATCGCCGCGGGTGCCGCGGCCGCCGTCTCACGTGCAAGGGCATCCGCTCTCTCCCTATCATTTTTCAGTCGTCTTGTACGCTCCGTGCCGTGCTGCATCTCCCACTTTTCGTTGACCCACGGCACCGAACAGTTGAAGAATTTCCCCACTTCGTTCATGGCCTGAAAGGAGAAGGTGCGCAGCGCCTCGAGCTCGATCCGCAGCTGATTGATGAGAAGGGTGGCATCCTCGGCGGTATACACCGTGCCGGTCTCGATGCGCCGAAAGAGGTCGATGGCCGCCCCGTTGAAGGCATCGAGAATATCCCGAATCTCATTGCTCTTCTGACGATCCCGCTCTTTCCGTCCCAGTTCGCGCTTCCAGTCCTCCTCCGTAGCCTCCTTCATAAGGTATCGGACGCCGATGGGCTCATTGTTCAACGGGTCCAAGTGACGTTCGAATCGGTGGCGCTC